CATTCGCTGGAACGGATTTTCTTTTTTCGGTTCACGGGGGCGGAATTATTTTTCGGAGAGGGCCCGGGCGAGGCCCTCCAAAAGGGGAAGTGTACTGTACTCTCTATAAGAGAGGGGAACTGAAAGTACAGTTCCCCCACTCATTTACGATTTCAACCAACTGTACTTTACCTTTGGCCATATTTTTAACTAAGATTGGCCTAAAAATTCAAGTGTACTTTGAACTGTACTCTGAAGTGTACTTTGGGCCAACTGTACTCTACCCCCCCTTTTTATTGGAGTACAGTTGGTCGAAAAGTGTACTTTGGCTACATCTTGGCTAACTTCAGCCGATAAACGCCATATTTCTCCTTTTCTACCTTACCGGCAGTTTCAAGATCCTGGAGCGCGTTCCTGACGGTCTGGTACGCCACTCCCGTGGCGTCGGAAATCTCCTTCGGGCGCGTCGCCCCCTCCTGGATGGCTTCCCAGACTTTCTGCTCTGACGCCTTCGGCAAGAACTTCGGTTCGTCCTCCAGCGAATATTCGAGCCCCACCCCTTGATCCTTCATTTTGACAGGAATCGTTGACATGAGTGGTCCGTTGTTGAACTTCTTATGGATAAGACTGAGATGTTTCGTACCTTCTGACGACTTTCCTTCGGGATGAAGATTCCAGATGTTCCTGGCCAAGTTCGTGAAGAAGACCGAACCGAATGTCCAGTTACCGTCATCTGCTTTGGCCTCATGCCCGATGGTCAAGCTCGTGATTCCGATGTGTCGCAGCGCTCCGAAGTATCGCGTGGCGATTGCGGCGTCTTCAGGCGGGCCTCCGCAAGCGGGAGCGGCTGAATCTACGATCAGAAGACCGATACCGTTCTCAAGAACGAATTTCCGCAACACTTCTTTCATCTCAAACAGAGGAATTCCGCCGGAGTTCTTGTAGAACAGCCTCTTTTCGGCTTCTTCATCGAACCCAGGACAGAACGGACCGAGCGTAAGGATGCGGTGCTTGAAGGTGCCGGGGGAATTCTCATAGTCAATGAAGAGCGTTTTGACTTGCTTTGCGGGCTGAGATCCGAGGAAATCGCATCCTGAAGCAAGCGACAGCGCCCATCTCAGGGAAATGTAAGTCTTGCCTACCCCACCTTTCGCAAACAACATGTTCGCGGCATTTTCCTCGATGAATGGGGCCAGAAGATGCTGTGGTCGTTCAGGGAAAATTTCAGCCGCATTGAAGATGTCATCTGTCGCCGCGTCCTTGAACGCTTGCTTGAATTGAGCCGCGGCTTCTGAGAGGATGAGGGGCCACTTGATTTCCTTGCCGAAGGAAGCGGTGAGCTGGCGGGCATAGGACTCACAGGAAGAGCCGGACAGGACGTTCAGTCTGGACTCGAAGACCCTCTTGGCATGGCCAGGAATCTCGACATGGCATTTCACGATGGCCTCCAAATCACCACGGCTGTAGAGCGGCTCGTCAAAGGAAAAGACCACGAATCCGTCATCAATCGGAATTCGGACCACGAAGACCCCGTTTTCGCGGTTCAACGTAGCTTCCCCCACCTTGCTCCCGGTTTTCCTGCGTCTGGACTCCGCTCCACCGATGGATTGGAAGATCGTGCGGAGGTCTCGTTCGGAAAGCGGGGGAGAAGCATGCTCCGCATTCCATGAAACGAGAAAAGGCCATACATGCGTATTCCATTCATGCTCTGGAAAACGGAGGAATAGTTTTCCGGCGACGCTGGTGACGGTGTCATTGCGTGAACCTTCATCCACGACTTCGGACAGTTTTTTGCTCCAATCTATGACTTCAAGACCAGACGTCTGGTCGAAAGCCTTGATGATCTCCAGTGGGAAGGGCAGCAAAGGAGCAAGGCCGAATGGGGTGAGCCATGCATACTTGCCGCCGCTCGGATGGTCTGAGGGGGGCGCGATGATGACTCCGCCATCGTTGCGAATATCATGCAGCGGCGCGAACCTGACACGGTTCTTGACTTTTTCTGTATACGCGAAATAGAAATGCTTTCCGCCGCCGCCGGATTGAGCGCTGACGGTCTTACAGTCCTTGAGACCGAACAAGTTGAGATCGGCCCCTTTTTCCGTATCGACGACGGTGATTCCAGAAATCTTGCCTGTCACGATAGCGACGTCAGCTCCGGGCCAGCTCTTCCACCACGAATCCAGTTCCGCTACCGTCGGTTTCTTGTTCTGGTATTCCTTCCAGTCAACGTAAAAATGCAGTTCTTTTTTGCCGTCAGATGACCCACTGACTTGGCAGGGAATCACGCTGAATCCTCCCTCCAAGTAAAATTTAGCTGCCTCCAGCTTTTCGTTCATATCGAATTTCGATGAATAAAAATCGGCGCATCAAAGTTGACGCCCCGAGAGGATTGCTATATCCTTTGGGTACAACCTGACTACGCATCAAAGCCTACCACGACTCGCCACAGGGTCGTGGCTTTGATTTCTGGGGACAAGCTGTGAAGGAAATGTGGATAACGCGGAACCGCCCTTAGGAGGCGGTCTTTTTCTTCTTCGCGTTCGCAGCCCTACCTTCGATCAGCAACTCAGAGATCTTCGGCATACCATAGACGCGCTTACGGTTCTGGAGGTAGAAGCCGTGAATCCACGGAGTTGCCTCGCCTGCACGGATCTTATCGGCGCACATCTGGAGGATTTCCTTGAGGTCGAAATGGGCGACGGCCTCGGCGTTGGTCATTTTTCTCATACGGTCTCCTCCCTCCGCGAATCCATCAGCATCATCTTCTTCTCGATAAGGATGACGCCAGCCTCGGTCAGGACGTCCTCGATGACCGAGGGGATTTCGGACTCGCGGTGGAAGTGGACGGGAGCGACACGCTTCCAGTCCGGACCCTTCGTGACGTAGATGACTCCCGATGCATGTGCCACCTTCCAATCCTTCAGGATTTTCTTCGTCGCGTCCGTGACGCCGTTCGTCCAGAAACTCACCGTGACGCTTATCATCTTCCGGTCTTTTCGCTTTTTCATGGTCATGTTTTAGGCTTTGGTGAGGACGATGGCCTCCGTCTGCTTGACCTGGGCCAACGTCAGGAGTTCCGGCACGTCGGTCATCTCGATTTTCAGGAGCGCGGCGTCGGGCTTCACGAATGCGATCCATTTCTTCGGGAACAGCGCTTTGATGTCATCGGTCTTCCAGCTGTAGCTCTTCCTGATTTGCCTCTGGAAGCGTCCGAAGGTCTCGGAGCCAGTCCTGTCCATCTGGCTACGAATGACCTCTTGGAGAGCCGTTTTGCGGTCGGAGAGGGCCTTCTCTTGGGCCAGGATGGATTCGTACTCGACCTCGATGGTACCAATATGCAACTTAACGACGTTTTTGACCTTAGTGGTCATAGGTTTGTTTTGGAGGCTCCCTAGTGGGTGCCTTCCTGCTATGCAGGTAGGCTACCACAGCTGCTAAATCTTGTCAAGTACCTGCCAAGCCTATGTGGATATATTATAGTAAAAAGACCATATTTATACTTAAATACCTATTTTGACCATGACTTGACAGGCTTTGCTAAAGGCAGTATCTTGTCCCCATATGGAAATGCGACTTACTCCTGACCAAGTATCCGGCATCGAAACTTTTTTCGGTGGATCGGAACTCAAACCAAAGCTCAGCACCTTGGAAAAAGGCGCGGCACTTCTCATTCCTAAAGAGGATTGGAAATATAAATCACCCCCTCGCACTCTGGTGCATGAACTTATGGGAGCCGGTCAATTCTCAGTGATGATGACGAAAGATAAGAAGGCGTGGCTGATAATCCGATTGACATAGGTATGGCAAAAAGAAGGCCGAAGAAGACGGAGAGGACCAAGGGGGTTTCCGTAGCTCTGACGAAGACCATCCAGCATGAGACATACGGAGGGGCCAGATTCACCTCGACGACCCTCTTTGAGAGCGAGAGCGAGGAAGTACCGACGTCCCTTGATACGGAGGAAGTTCTGGAGGTCTGGACGGAGCTTCGTCGGAGGGTCGAAGAGCGGATCGAAATCAGGACACAGGCACTCATCGAATCCATTAAGGCCAATGCGCCGCACTAATCATCCCAATGCCCATCTCCAACGAGTTCAGCTTCCCGAAGTCCGAGACCAAGACTTTCGATGTCCTTCCGAGTGACGCTTACGAAGTGACCATCAAGGATATCCAGGACAAGACGAGCTATTTCAAGAATGAGGACGGCACGGATAAGCAGGTGTTCGACTTCACCTTCCAAATCGAGGACGAGCCGCACAAGGGGCGTCTGGTGTGGAAGGAGGCGGCTCCGTACGTCAAGCCCGGCGGCGAGAAGAAGGCTTCGACGCTCTACACCATCATCGCAGCCGTCATGGGCCGTGAGCTGACCAAGGAGGAGTGCGCCAACTTCGGAGCCAAGGAGCTGAACGCGCTCATCGGCAAGAACCTTCGGGTCGTGTTGAGCCAGAAGACCTCCGGCTCCGGCAAGGTTTATAACAACGTGGTCAGTGTCCTGCCGAGCAAGATGAAACCGACGGGGGACGGTATCTCCTTCTAACCTGAACCTATGCAACTCACTTTCAACGCCGCCCTGAAGCGTGTCAGCACGGATGCAGACGGAGAAAGCGTCGTCCAGCTCTCCGTCCCCTTGGAAGACCTCTCGACCATCGCCAAGCTCTCTGAGGGGGCCGTGAACAAGCTCCTGCACGTCACGGTGGAGACGGAGTGATGCGAAAGACCCTCTGTAAGCTGGACGGCTGCGACAAGAAACGCTACGGCCTGATGCGCCTGTGCTTCTTCCATTATCGGGAGAAGCTCAGGCTGCGGAAGGAAGAGAAGAACACGAAGCGTCTTGAAAGGAAGTTGGCGAGCAAGACCTATCAAAAGTCCCAACTCAAGACATTGCACGCCAAGTGCTGGAAGCTCATGTCAGAGTGGATCCGCAGGAAGGACGCCGACTTCTTCGGCTACGTCTCTTGCTACACCTGTTCCAAGAAATTCCCATGGAGAGAGGTTCACGCAGGTCATCACTTCCACGGCAAGCTGGACTTCGACGAACGGAACCTGAAGCCTCAGGATCCCGCCTGCAACACCTACCGAGGCGGGATGCTCAATGTCTACGCGAGGAAACTGATCCAAGAGAACGGATTATCTTGGTACGAACAGCTGGAACGGGACGCGGCTCAGCACCCTGGATATTCCTTGGAAGACCTGAAAAAGATTCACGTGGAACTCACCGCCAAGCTCGAACGTCTTTCAAATCCCTAAAAATAAAACCTATGTTCCAACTCAATCGGTCAGCCGTGGGCAAAGAGGGAGTGTTGCTGTTGGATTCGAGGGACTGAATATGAAAAAGAAATTCGGCAACTGCTACGAGGCCGCTTTCAAGACATTGTTCCACAATGTATCGAACAGAGAACTCCGTCTTGTTCATGGCGAGGTAATCGGCAACAAGCCAGGAACCGAGACGTATAACAAGCCCATCGGACACGCCTGGATTGAAATGGGTAACGTCGTCATCGACCCGTCTGACCACTTCGAGTGGCCTAAGATTTTCGATAAGACGACGTACTACGAGATGGCTCAAATCGAGGTCACGAATCTCAAGACCTATTCGATTGCTGACGCGATCACGAAGGCAGCGACAAACATCACTTACGGCCCTTGGCTTGAAGGAGAGCAGGACTTCTCTAAACTCGATAAAGCATTGGAAAAATATGCCAAGGTTTGAGCGAGAATTCACCGAGAACGAGATCGACATCATCATGGAATCAGTCACCGCCCAGCGCAACGAAGCCGAACGTGACGGTGATGTGAAGAACCTCGCCATCCTCGATGAGCTGTGCGAGAAACTAGGCTATTGGTCCTGACTGTGGACGGCAAATCTGAGATAAAGAGTATCGTCCGTCATCTCGCCTCGATAGGCTGGCAGATACGCAAGACAGGCAAATCACACTGGCGTGCCACGCCTCCTGACCCCACGCGACCTATCGTCTTCTTCGGCAATACGGTGAGCAACAGGCGTGCCCTCAAGAACATACGAAGCCAGCTAATAAAAAGCGGATTGAAGAAAGCGTAAATATGGACTTCGCAGACATGAGCGAACTCGAACTCGCTAAGAAGTTACAATCGATGGACCCCAAGGTACTTGAGGAACTTGCCAACAAAGGAGAGGAGAACCTTCCCGATGTTAAAATCACCATCGAATACGCTTCCGATAAACCCCACACCTTCACTGGGAAAGGTGGCATTGTCGCTGTCGGAGGTCAGCTTGCGCTAATCGGCAAAGGTTCCGCTCTCCTCGCCATGTTGGGATGCCTGATGAACGCGGTAGAAGAGAAATTCGGACCCGGCACCATCCAACGTCTCCAAGAAATCCTGAAGGCACATGAACTTGCTAAAGTGACTTGATCGAATCAAGAAGAAAAATCGATATGTTTCTCAAACTTAACATCGAACAACGCCAAGTCCTTACCGCCGTTTGGATGGAGGTTTTCATGTCTCAACTTTCAGAAGAAGATAGGAAAAAGTCAGCAGAAGAAATCATGAAGATGTGCGCAAAGGCTTTCACTGATGATGTGGTGGCTGCTGCTAAGATGTTCTTGAAATAAACTATGCTCCTCGACGGACTCATCGACCAAGCTCAGAACATCCTCCACGCCCTGCGGAAAGTGGACAATTCAGAACTGGCGCAAGAGGCGTGTGCGGAACTCATCGAGAGGATGGAGGAGATGAGGGGGTGAATATGTCCCCTACCGATCTCATCGCCCATCTCCAGAAGGTGCCTAAGGCCACGGGACGTTTCACCATCTCGCCGGATTTTATCTATCCGACCCAGATGGGATTCCCTGATGTGGAATACGGCTATGATGTCAGGGCACTCGTGGATACCTACGTTGTCGTAGGTCGTGGCCTGACCATCGAAGAAGCCTGCGACGCCTTGAAGATGAAGTTGGATCATAAGTATAAAGTCGAATGAAGGTGACATGCGCTCCAAGCTCAGTCCCATCGAGAGGTACAAGCGCAAGACCGAGAACATGAGGAAGTGGGGACAGAAGAACAGGCCGAAGAGGAAATAATCATAGACATTATGAAAAAGTTACTCACTCTCACAGGACTATTGCTTCTCATCGGAGCAGGCTGCTCTGACGCGGGTACCGTGTCCTACAACATCTCACAGGCCGCAGACCAATTCGAGGTTGACCGTCGAATCGTGTTCTACAACGGTATCACTGGGGACTACATGCTTGAGATAGAAGGTCGGTGCTCGCTCGGCAATAACGACCCTTCTGGAGAGCTCTCCGTGACGTGCAAAACAGGACCTGACGCCTACAAGAAGCATTTCCTCGGACTATCCGACAACGTGACCTATTTCGTCGAACAGGTCGAACCCAAGAAGGCCAACGATCACTTCTACCGGGTCATCTTCAAACCGTCCGTCATCATTCCTGACATTGACTTGGAGTAGGCCCACGTGGGCCGTCCATGGGGAGTAATGAGGATATCGGGGTGCGATTCCCCAAGCCTAGAATGGAAAGGTGCATCTTTCCAGGCATATATTCATTACTCTCCATGGGCGCAAGCCCAACGGTCGTGCGGTCGTGGCTACCGTGAGGTAGTCACCACGGTCCTCTTCGGAGGAACGATGTTAGCCAAGCCAGCATGACCAGCGACCTGCGGTGTCTCTGATACCGCTGTCGCCGGAGAGGAATAAGAGAAGACAGTCCTAAGTGACGGCGGAGGTACAAGCCAGTCAACAGGGCAACCGACCTTCTTCTCCCTCTCCGGCGGCACGCTGATGGTGGGCATCATTCCGCCACATCATCGGTGGGTCGCCTCGGTCCGTTAGCTACAGAGTCGGAAGCTTCACCGCAGCTGACCCAAATCTGACGGACCGAGGCGGGTAAAACCGCAGGCCCTTGCAGCAGGCACCTCGAACCTCACTGGAGTCACACGCATGGCTTCGGGGAGGTTCGAGAGCTGCCGCCAACACCTGTGTAATTCCTAGTGGATAGGTACCTGAAAGATAATCTTCTGGGTCACAAGTGTTGGCGTTAGCTCAACCACCTTCTCATCTTCCAGGATGGGAGGGACTAAAATAAAACCATGCCTTGTAAGGAGGGACTAAAATAGGGATATGACCAAAGAGAAGAAAATCGATAGGCCATCCGCTATGCCTAACTGCGATATCTGCGAGAAGGAGAAATGTGAACGCTGTAAGCCTGACGCCCCCTGCTACCACGCTACGTCTGAGTGTAAAGACCAAGACCACCTGCACTGCCACGGCCATCAGGAGGAGGAGGAGAAGGAACCGCCTTATCCGAACGACCGATGCCGCGCCTGTCACGTTTGGCCTAGCCGTGGCGAGAAGCACCAGCTTGGATGCCACTACTCCCCCACCAAGAGTCCGACTGCGGAAGCTCCCGACACGATGCGCATTGATAGGGACAAGGAAATCGACGTGAGGCAGGCGAAGGAAATCGTTAAGGATGCCGTCGGTGCCAACTTCCTCTACCCCAAGATGTACGACGTGCTTGGGAGAATCCCGTATCACAATTTGCTCATCGGAATAGCCGAAGCCCTCCGCGCTGCTCGGGTGGAAGGAGCGGAGGCGGTGATGATGGAACTCGACCAACACGAATGTTCGGGAGCAACATGCGAACCTGTTTCAGACTGCGAAGATGGACTACGCGCTGGTGGCTGGAACGCCTGCGTGGCCGCGATGAAAGCTAAGAAGGATGAAATGCTATGACGACCCCCAACGACATCTGCGACACCTGTGAGAAAGAAAAATGTATGACCTGGAACAAGCCTGGTGAGCATGGCTCCTGCGCTTGGCCTTCGGTCTGTCACGGAGGTCACTCCCCCAAGAAGCCCGAAGCGGTCGAGGCGGAAAAGGAGGACGACGCGCCGATGGGCGTCAGCCAGTGGCGGGAACACGGCATCAAGTATGGGTACGACAAGTTCTTCGGCCTTCATTTGGACAAATGCGTACCCCACAAGATTACTCTGCCTTGCTATTACTGCTCGACGGGGAAGCCCGACACGACCGCCGAGGCGGAGAAGGAGGGGTGGCGCGAGAGGTTCGAGGGCCGCTTTCTGCTCAAGGAGTTTGGAGTGAAAGACCTCGACATGGCCCATACCTGTAAGAGTTTCGACTGTATCAAGGACTTCATTGAGCGCGAACTCGCCTCTGCCAGACTCGCGGCGTTGAAGGAAGCATTGGGAGTGGTAGAGAAAGCGCAAGAGGATTATGTGGGTGAAGAGGGCGATTACCCGTGGGATGGATTCAAAGAGGCGGTATCCGCCATCGACCGACTCATCCAACAGGAGAGCTGATATGGAAGCTAAGGACATCATCGAACTTCTGAACAAGAAACGTAACGTCAGTGGCCTATTCTGGGACAAGACAGATAACTATGTTTATTTCCTCGCCCAAGAGGTCGTGGAGCTTCAGCAGCGGATGAAGGAACTGTATCTCGCGGTGAACAGCCCTAAGGAGGAAACATCAGCATGATGGACTTCAACCAAGAGCTGAAAGAGGACCTAAAAGACCCAAAGTTCCGTCGCACCTGGGCCAAGTGGAAGAACAGGATGCAGCACAAGCGATCGGACGACATCATCATCTACACGGTGACGGCGTTCTTCGTTCTCAGCGTCGTCGGGACCATCGCTTATCTCATCATCCGTCACTGATATGACTATGCGAAAGATTGAACCTCTGACCACGAGTGAGCTTTGGAAGAAAACGGACCCCAGAGCTTTTATCTGCGACAAGCTCAACGAGGTTATCGCTGCCCTGAACGAGAAGGCTGATGAGCCTGATATCCGTGATGGAGCGTCGGTGTGGTACATCTCGGCGGATGGTTTCGTCAGTCATACTATTTTTGATGAGACTATGGAGTTTCACAGCCGGATGTTCCGCTTTGGCAACATGTTCCCAACGGAGGAGGAGGCTAACGAAGCCGCTAAGAAGGTACAAGAGCTGCTGCTCAGCCTTAGGAAGTGATATGCCAACATGGAGATTGAACCCCTTCAATTTCTGGGTCTACAAGCTAAAGCGTGACCTGCGCTCGCCTCTCTTCAAGGCCATCTGGCTCACGAACCTATCAAGATGAAAAGCCTCGACATCAGTTTCGACCTCGATGGGACGCTGCTCGACAACACCGACCCCGACGGTAGGTGTCTCAACCCGGTCGTCTTCAATCTCATCATCATGTTCGCTAAGAACATGAAGAACGTGAGCGTTCACTTCCTGTCAGCTCGGCCTATCCACCAACAGCAGGAGATAGCCAACCGCATCGGCATCTCCAAGCACATCGACGGTTTCCATGTGAAAGGAGGCAGTTGGAAGCCTGACATCCACTTCGACGATCAGCACGGGGTGGAGCTAGGAGACAAGAACATCATCGTACGAATGAAATGATATGGACGAACTTGATAAAGACTTCCTCAAAGGTCTAGCCATTCTCGTGTTTGGTGGCATCATCGTCTTTAACGTTATTATCGCCACTATCGTCGGCTGGAGACTTGTTGAGAAACACTTTGGTATCCACCTATGACCTCATCCCTTGAACTCAACCTCGACGCGGCGCTGAAGCTGATGGAAGACGCTAGGGACGTGGACACTGAACATGAGGCGATCAAGCTCCTCTCGGAGGCCATCGGCATCGTCCGCGCCTTGTCCAACGCAGCGAAGGGCGAAGAGGAAGAAGTCTCGGACCTTGAGCACGAAACGCTGGTGAAGGACATGGAACAGGGGGCCAAGGACTTGGAGAGCATGAAGAGTGCGACGAAGCGATGACTCCTCAAGAAAAACGTGACTGGCTGCTCTTCCTCGGTGGTGCGGCCTTCATCCTCACGGTGCTGCTGGCAGGGCCGTTGATGGAGAGGACGGTGGGGTGGTACCTGAATCGTTTAATGCTCGAAGTAAACAGACCGTAGTATGGGAGTCCCCATTAGACCGATAATACTTCCGTTCGTAGAGAACTTTGCCGATACCATTAATGAGACCTCGAACCCAGATAACAGTGAGAGTGGGGCGTGGAACGTCACGTCGGGCGGCTACCTGAACATTTCAAAAGGGGCTGCGCGGACCAACAGCGTTGACCTCCAACCCGGACACCGTTGGTTCGAAGCGTATAAGGACAACGTGGACTGCGAGGGTGGCAAGAGGCCTGAAAATATCTTCAGGATGGTGAGCCGGGACGCAACCCTCCGAGACTTCACCTACTCGGTAAGTTTCAAGCTCACCCGCATCTCGACCACCGACTCACCCAACAGGACCGCAGATAAGGGCGTGAGCCTCATGTTCCACTACATCGATGGGAACAACGCCCTATACGCCTCGGCGCGGCATGACGGCCAGTTGGCCATTAAGCGAAAAACAAACGGCATCTACACCACGCTTGCGCTCATCCCGTGGTTCCCAGGTTACTTCGATGCGAAGGCGCACCCAACGCTCCTGCCTGTGGGCGTCACCTTTTCCCTCAAAGTGGCCGTGAAGACTCTGAGTGGAGGGACCGGCATCACGCTCTACGTTTCTGATCCTGGGACCAAGAACTTCCATCAAGCTGTGGCCGTGAGCGACAACTACCCCGCGCTGGCCGTACCTGGGAAGATGGGCATCCGAGGTGACTTCTGTTCCTTCGAGATCGACGACATCAGCATCAGATAGCATGGACTACCTCATTGCCATCCTCTTCCTTCTTTGCGTGCTAGCCGTTATTCTGGAGATAGTACTAACCCATAATCATCAGCGTATGTCTGAAGACGAAGCGAAGAAGCCGGAACCGACCGAGGAGCCGAAGCCGGAAGAGCCGACGGAGCCGAAGGCGTAAACAATGAATCCCCCTTGGCTGCACCTAGGGGGATTTTGACTTTTGACATGAAAAGAATTCCTCTTTTCCATAATAAAAATGCTAAACAACGTCTTTTCGCTTTCGTCGATAATGAAGACTTCGATCGGTTGAATCAGTGGCGCTGGAGTGCCTCCAAGGATGGCACGTCATTTTATGCCAAGCGGATGATTAAAAGGAAAGGACAAAAAATAATCAGAATAAAAATGCACCGCTTGATAATGAACACCCCAGAACATCTTGTTGTTGATCATATAAATGGGAACGGTTTGGATAACAGAAAAATTAATTTAAGGAATGTAACTAAATCTGAAAACGACAGGAACCGTGTTAGATTAAATAGTAATAACACGAGTGGTTTCCGTCACATTCACCGTCACCGTTCTGGTAAATATTGGATTATTCAGATAAAAGAGAATAAACAAACCACATATCTTGGTAGTGCCAAGACAATCGAAAAAGCCAGGAAGGTTTTGTCTATTTACAAAAAGAAAGCCGCCAATAAGGGGCGGCTCCATGAATCTACTTTTTAGACTTCTTTGAGAAACCTTTTGTTGGGTACTTCGCCTCGATGTTCTTGTCGGCGTAGTTGGCCTTCAGCGTACCCCGTCCGGCCTGCGTCGCGGCCACCGCCAGTCTGTTCACGCCACTCATAGTGTGCGGGTTACTTCTTTAGGTCGTTCATCTTGTTAATAAGCTCACCGGGGTAGCTGGGCTTCTTGCGGCGTTTAAGAGCCGCCAGCTTGCGTTTAGGCGTCGAGGCCATAGCCTACTTCCGCTTCTTCTTGCCGGAGGCCACGAGGCCAAAGAAACCCTTCTGCTTCTTGGATAGCGGTTTGCCCTTGCCCTCTTTAAGCATCACCTTCGCTTTCTTGGCGCTCAGCTTCTTGGCCATAGGTTACGGAGCGGGTTCCGGCTCCACAATCTTCGCAGCGTCCTCAGCGGCCTTCGCTTCAGCCTCGGCAGCGGCCTGCTTCGCCTTGGCATCGGCCTCCTCGGCGGTGATAACGTCCGTGGCGGCCTTCAGGGCGGCTTCAGCGCGTTCGGTGGCTACCTTCGCGGCCTTGGTGTCCTCGATGGCGAGCACCACCTCCTGCGGCGTGAGAGCGGCGTCCGTGCGACGCTTGGCCGCAGCGGTAAGCAGGTCAGCGTAGTCCTTCTGGTCCTGAGCGGCCACGGTGCGCTTGTCCTCTTCTTTCTTAGCCATAGTGTTGGCTTAGTGATTATTCTGTCTCTATTCTAGCATTTTCATCGGGATCGTCGCAGCGGTCACACTGAAGCGTCTCCATGTTGAGCTTCCTTCCGCAAAGAGAGCAGCGGGGCATACCTAGCGGGTGGGTGGCTCAAGCACGACCTGCGGTTCCCTCGCGCCCACTCCTCCCGTGAGGGTGTGGTTAGTGCGTACGAAGTACATGGAGACGATGAGGAAGAAGGCGTTATTCAGCACCGGCGCGTCGATGCGGAGGACGGAGCAGTAGATGACACCGGCGGTGATGGCGACCGCCGTAACGCCCTGAGTCGCCTCCCAGATGAGGTTGATACGCCGTTGGCCAGCAGTCACAGTGTTCTGCTCTGAGGTCGTCGTTGACGGTAGTGGACGGTCATTCTGGGGGTCCATATCAGCCCACGGGGGACGGCTCCGCGACAGGCACCTTGGTCTCTCTGGTTGTAGTCGTCGTCTCTGGGGTCGTCGTGGTGGTCGTCTTCGTCTCGGCCTTATTGGGTGCCCAAATCTTCTGGCTGGTGTTCGCTGCCTGGAACGCGACGAGGATGCCGCCGATGAAGGCGAGTTTCTTTTCGTCCTCCACATGGAGGGCGAAGGTCACGAGGAACATCGCCACAAGGGACGCGAGGAACTTTCGTGACAAGAGGCCAAGGAGACGTTCCTGAAGGTCGGGGTTCATACGATGGGGTATGGATACGGTTCGCCTTTGAAGTTGACGGTCTCGAACTTCTCCCAGTCGTCCTTGCTGATAGTGAGCGCGGGGCCACCTTGGAAGACGTGCGTGATGGGATTCACGTTGTTGTCCAACCAAGCGTCGTTCACTTCGTTGGAGGCTTCACCGTCGTACATCATCTTGCCGTCCTTGAAGAAGAAACGGTGAAGACCGTGGGGGAAGACAACGGTGACACGGGCGAACTGCGGTATGGGGAGCTTGTTATCGGGCATGGGAACTGCCTTAGGCGTTAGGTTCAGAAGGTACACGTCGAGATTGGGTGCGTAGCCCAGCGAGTAGGACCCACGACCATCACCCTCGTCCAAGTAGGTGTCGAAGACCCGGATGCGGTCGTCGATGCGGTAGACCATCGTGGCGTGGTAGGAGTTGGCGATCCAGAGAGGGCCTTTGGTCAGAGCCAGCTTCATGTCGTCCAAGTCGTTGCCGACATACTGCGGCGTCTTCACGGTCCACTCATCGAAGAGCTTGTAGGCTTCGTTCCTCACGTCATCCGGCGGGGTCTTGCCGTACTCCTTGCGGTCAGTGAGGCCTACAGGCCACGGCCACCGCTCTTCAGGTGGCGCACCGTTGCGCTTGAATCCGAGGTAGCAGTTCTCGAAGGTGTTGCCGTCCTCGGTGCAGCCAGAGGCCCAGTAGAGGAAGCGGTCTGAGAGGTTGAACGGCTTCCTATGATAGTTGCTCAGGGTCTCGGCTGTACTAAGAAACGAGAACTGTACGCAGTTGTCCGACTCGAAGCCGTATTGCCTCTGAGGTTCAAAGACAGGAAGCAGCTCCTCCCAGTCTGCCGAAGGACGCAAGGCGGGCATCTGGTTCAGGCCCGCAACCATGTGCGACCCCGTGATGAGGCCGGACTTGATGACGCCCCGTTGTGTCGTGTCGTTGTCGAGGTCGATGTCGGGCATGGAGTGCTACGGAAGCTTAGGCCAGCCGCCCCAGAAGAGCGTGTAGACGCCCCAGAGCATAACGGCGGCGCGCAGCAAGATGATAATGGCACCGGAAATCTGGCCTGCGGGAGGAATGATGGCCACGATGAGTGCGACGATGGCGGGGATGACCCAGAAGAGGACGAGACAGACGATGGCGACGAAGACGAGTCGTAGGATGAAGTTTCCCCAGTTCATAAGCTTTGGCTAGTTGACTTAGAACGGTCCCGAGTCCCGCGTGCCCTTGGTCTGGACCCAGTACTCCCCGAGGGCGTCGGAGGGGTTGTCGGAGTAGACCTGCGTTCCTGTGGCGCAGTGGGTGGCGTCAATCTCAGCCGCGATGTACCAGTCGTTGTCCTTCATCAGCACCACGTTGCTGTCCAGCTGGCCCAAGATGACATCCAGCGAGGCGGATCGTCCGCCCTGCCAGCCGTGCTTCAGCATCCGCTGACGGATTTGGGTGTTCACGAGGATGCCCGTGTCACCGTCCCGCTTGGCGTCAGCCGTGATGAAGCCGCCCACGATGCCGAAGGCGACGATGGAAGCTCCGATACGCAGTTTGCTCTTGGTAGTCATTTCTTCGTGACAATGATGTAGCCGATGGCCGCCGCTGCTACTGTGAACACGACGAGCTTGATGAGGTCCTTTCCCCAGCTTACGACCCATGAGTCCTTGTCGCTCTCCTTTACACGGTCACCGAGGTTCTCCACCTTCTTCGTCAGGTTGTCGATGTTCCCGAGCAGTCCCTCCACGCGCTTGTTGAAGTTGTCCACGATTTCCTTGAACGCCTCCTTCAAGTCCACCTTGGAGTCGGTCTGCTGCTTAATGATCTCACTGAGCTGCGTCTGGACCCGTTCCATCAGCTTCTCCACGTCCAGCAGGCGATCCTCGATGTCTCGGGGCATATCATGCGTGGGTTCTCGTAATGAGGAGCCACCAGAGGTAGGCCAGGAGTCCAGAGGAGATTACGTCGTAGATGAGCTGAGCGATGGGGAACCAGATGAGCCAACCGGGGACGACGTGCCGTTTCCGCAGGAGGTAACGGACGAACCGCACGGGAGACTCCAGCTCCTTAACGGTCATTTCGGGATTGTCGTCAACGTATTCGTGCCAGATTTCCTCTAGTGGGTCACGACTCATGCTTTTTCTTAATGGCTCGTAGGGGTCTGGTGAAAGCATCCTCGACAGTCCATTTCAATCTTCCGAGGCGCATCTGTAGAACGTAGCTGTCTATCTTCAGGACTTCAGCCCATTCAGACAGATTTTTCGTCACTCCCTCATAAGTAATCCTGAGGTTGTCCCTACGGTTCCTGTTTTGTTCCTGATATGTCGCCCAGCGCGTGTTATCAGGAGTATAGTCGCCATTTACGTTCAGCCGCTCGATGGACGTATTTTGTTCGCCGAATTGCTTGACGTGGCGAATGTACGACTCGTGCATATCGGCCCGAAATCTCTCGAAGTCCTCCCATCTCTCAGCTACCCGTATCCCGCGATCTCCGTAATTTTTAGTCCTGCGCGTCCCTCTGCGCTTGCAGCGAGTGAGCATACCCCTCCAAATCCTGTAGAAGCGGGTGTAGCACGCGCCATGTTTAGTCTTGGCTAGAGAGATGAGCCTATTCTTGTCGCATCCGCACGACATATATTGACCATCAGTGAGATACGCGCCTTTTATCGTTCTGGTCTCTCCGCAATCACACAGGCAGTTCCAGTAGGAACCTGGTTTTTCGTTATCTTCATCTCTTGAAAGGACCGTCAGCTTGCCGAACCTGCGATTTATCAATTCGAGACACTGCCCCATAGGATTTCCCGACATTCCGCCCGTCCCTGAAACTTTGCAGGTAAACAGGGGCGAACAGAACGTCGGGTGCAAAGTTTTTTATGGACCTATTATACCCGTTCCAAGGTGTCCTTCGTCACACGGCCTTGCAGCTCCCCAGAGCGGCGATGAGGGAGAAGATGACCACCAGACCCACCGCGCTCACGATGAGGATGCCGAGATGATCGGTGAGGAAGTCCAGCGCTTTCACGGCGTGTTGGCTCAGCTCGCCTCCTTCTTTATGCGTCGTCATGCCTAGGCGTTTAGAGGGAGTTAACAGCCGAGATGAGCGAGACGTTGAGGCCCACAGTATCACTAGTAGTTACGGACCAAACTTTGTCGTTACAGAACGGTGTAATGTGAGCGAGATGCGGCACGATGGTTTGGAGGTGGTTCCACCCGTGCCAGTGGTGGCACTCTGTCTTCCTGCCAAGGAGCTTGTTCGCTCGCTCGATGATTTCCTCAGCCCTCTTCACGTCCAAGAGGGTGATGTCTTCATCCTTTACGTTCTTTAGGTCTTTGATGAGAGGAGTCATGGTGTTGGTTAGCCCTTCCCGTCAGGCATCTCATCCCCCTGAGGTTGGTTAACGTTAGGGACGATGAGCGTGTTAGGCGGGACGGTCACGGTCGAGGTAGCGCTCGTGGTCGTCGCGGAGTCGGTCGCCTTCAGCTCCGTAGACTTACCGCAGCCGACGCCTACGAGGAGGAGCGTGGTGATGGCGACGACGTAGGGGATCGTCTTCATGACGGAAGGGTTAGGTGACTTACAGGGCCTTCACTTCATCGAGCATCGTGAGCAGGTCCTTGTTCAGCACGGCCCACGGCATAGCCGCCACGACCTGCTTCAAGGTATCTGCCTCAGCGTCCTCAAGCTCCAAGGTGTCGGTGGCAGCGTCGAGCTTATCCAAGACCTTGATGCGCTTCCGCATCTCTTCGGCCTGAAGCCCCTCCTTGCCGGAGAAGTTGAGGCAGTTCTTGAGAAGGTCAGAGTACTTCACGTCTTGGTCGCCGATCTTGAACGTCTTGAGAGCGAGAGACTTCATGTTTCTAGCTTAGTGAATAGCGAGTTAAATCTTCTGTGGGCTAATGAGCAGCGCGTCGATGACACCGTTCCCGTCATCCGCAGTATACGCCTCCAGGGCGATTGCGAAGGCGGTATCACCGGATGACGCCTTAGCCGCTAGGCCTGCTGTCGAGAAGGTGGAGAGATAATCACCTACGGCGATGTCAGTTGTCCCATCGACCTTTAGGACCGTCGTTTTACCCTTGGTCAAGACGTGCCCCGTCGAGTTATTGGCGGTGGTCTCGACGAGCACTCCGACAACCTTTGGATCGCCTACCGTTGTCGTCGTCGTCATCTCATCGCCCGCCGCAACGGACTTCAGGACGACCAACGTGCCAATGGCCAGAGACCCACCGGATGTGTTCTTGAAACGTCTCAGAACGCTTACCTCAGTAGGGCGGAGACCATGGTTATCTTCCGCGATATTGACGATAGCCCCACGGGAGCCGAAGACGAACACCGGGGCTACGACGTCTCCTGGATTCGTGAAATTAGCGTTCCCCGCTACGTTGACGTGGTTGACCCCGGTGCCACCAAAAAGGATAAGACAGGTGTTGTTCCTACGGAACGCGTTACCGACGATGTTCACGAAGGTGGTGTTGTTGCCAATTTCAATACCGTTTGCCTGTCCATTCTCAAGATTGTTTCCACTAATCACATGACAGGGTGAATCCGCCTGAGATGCTCCGCTAATCAGATATATGCCCGTTGTTCCTCCGTGAACATCAATTTCGTTATTAGCTACCGTCGAATTGAGCGGGTTCGTCATGTGGACACCGTACGTCAGACCGGTAAATCCGACCGAATTGTTGCACACGAGCATCCTAGTGATCGACCCGGACCCGGTAAGTTTGATGCCGTAAGGCACATCACCACCTCCGCCAAGGTCGAGCATCTTGTTCCCAATGACCCAGATTTCAGTGCCGAAAGATTGTATCTTCACATACGACGCAGTACCCGTCGTGGCGAGAGTGAACGGTTTCTTAACAACGTTGTTTACGAATGCAATCTTCTGGAAGTTGCCCGCTGGGACGCTCCCGCTACTGTCAAAATAAAATCCAGACGATGTGTTGGTTCCGATGTCGAAAGCGCAGTCCGTCACGTTGACGTAGCACGTTGCGGCGTCCGTAAAGGCGGTAAAACCACCCCACTTGAACGTGACGTTATTCATCACGAGATAGGCGATGGAAACTGTGCTCGTGGATTCGATCAGATAATCCGTGCCTCCAGACGGCCCCCTAAACGTCACGTTCCTGATTTCAATAGGCCCGGCACCCAACAGGAAACGGTCGCTCGTCGTGCTGTCCACGTCGATGATGACACCATCCCTACTCTCTCCGACAATAGAGCAGTTCGTGATGGTGTTCTCCCCTGTTTCCGTGTACGTCCCGTTCCTGATGAAGATGTGCCGTTTACCTGCCGCGAGAGCCGCGCCGAGGGTGGTGTAGTCCCCTCCAGTAGGAGATACCGTGCACTCCATCATGTACGAACGTAGGGTGGAACCCACGACGGCCATGTTCGGTCCCATCGTGAAGCTCACGGGGGTTGTCGTCCCCCCGCTATCCGTCGTCTGACCGATGAGTCCGCTGGTACTCGTTGCGGGTGCCGCAATCTCCACCAGTTCATCACCGGAGTCGTCCGCTTTCCTCCGTGGGAAGAGGGTGGACTTCGGATTAGGCATAGAAAGGGACGTAACGTGCGTTACCACCGACGTTCAGTTCAAGGTACCCAGACGGCGCAGCCGAGGGGTTGTTCGTGCCGACGACGTTCCAAGTCGTGCCGGGTGTATCGCTGGTGGCCGTAATCTTGAAGTTGGCGGTGCCTGCGGCAATCCCAGAGATGTCCACTGTCCCCGCGCCGTTCACAGCCATGACAGTCGTGGACCCGTTGATGAGTTGGAGAATGTCCCCCGTCGAAGTAGAAGCCTGGGTGAACTTGGCGACGACGACCGTATCGGTCAAAGTACCCGCAGTCTGCGTCGCTACGTTCTTGACGTTGATGACCGTACCAGCAGCCGTGAACGTACCGCCTGCTCCATTTTGGACAGAAGTGCGGACGCAGTTGAAGAAGTCGTAGTTTTCCGCTGTCGTGCCGCTCGTCCTAGTTGAAGTTCGCGTAGGGGTCCAGTCAACAACAGGGGTGGTCTTGTTGGACAAGGCACCGGAAGACGAGGCGTAACTGATACGGAAGTTGCGCTTGGTGGGGTTGCTCCCCTCGTCGCCGCCATTCTGGATGTCGAGATCGACGTTGTTGGTCGAGTTACTGCCGTTGGCGATGACAATGCCGTTGACGATACCAGAACCGATGTTGATGGTGAGCGCGGCATTCGTTGACGTACCCGTAAAAGACGCGCTGCCATCGGCCCTGAGGATTGCCCTCTCAGTGTACGATGTCCCGTTGCCGATACTGATGACCGTGTTGTTATTGTTCGAGGTATCGCCCCACAAGGTCATGTGGGTCTTGCCTGTACCAGCCGCACCGCCAGTCGTCGCGCCAGTACCCTGAATGAGCAGCCCCATCACGTTCGCTGACGTGCCCAGCTGGAGGTTGGCCAGCGTCACTTGGTTCGCCTGCGTGTTCCCTGCGATGAGCTTCAAGGCACTCGCACCATCAGCCGTCGAGTTGCTGGCCGTCAGCGTCAAGCCGTCAGCCGTGGTGCCGCTGATGGAGGAACCCCAGGAGAGGCCACCTGCCGTCGTCCAGGAGAGGACGCCGTTACCTGCCGCATCCGTCAGCACCTGCCCGGCAGAGGCGACAGCGGTAGGAAGGGTGAGGGTGTAGGAACCAGAAGTCGCACCCGCTTGGAGGGTGACGGTGTTGGCGTTGGTGGAGTTGAGGAACACCGAGGTTCCAGTGGTCGTCGAGGCGACGCCGTGGGTGGTGGCACCGGAGACCGTGAGTGAAGCGAGGGTGCCCACCGAGGTGAGGGAGGAGGTGACGACGCTGGCGTTCAGGGTCGTACCCGTGAGGGTGCCTGCCGCTGCGGTGACCGTGATGTTGGCTGATCCGTCGAAGGAGGTGCCGTTGATGGTGCGGGCGGTGGCGAGGACCGTGGCGGCACCAGCGGTGAGACCTGCGGCAGTACCCGTGATGTTCGTACCCACGAGAGCGGAAGGCGTACCGAGGGCGGGCGTGACGAGCGTGGGTGACGTTGCGAGGACGACGGAGCCGGAGCCAGTGGAGGCGTTCCCTAGGAGGGTCATCGTACCCGTCGCATCGGGGATCGTGATGGTCCGGTCCGTGGTAAGGGAATCGAGGGAGAAGAGGGCGCTGGCGGTTGAGGCCAGCTTGAAGGCAACACGACCGTTGGTACCCGCGTTGCGCTTCTTGCCCACCTGAAGGGTCACGCTGCCGCCGTCCAAGTTGGAGCCGGAGGACTGGTCAGCGTTCGAGGCGTCAATCTCGATGGAGCGTCCGGCCAAGCCCGCACCGGAGGTGCTGCCGTCGATGAACAACGTGGAGTTGCCAGTGAACGGGGCGTTGATGGAGGCGACGTCGTTGATGACGGCGATGGATGGCGTCGTCAGCGTCTTGTTGGTGAGGGTCTGGGTCGCCGTCGTGCCCACGAGCTGCTGTGCGATGTTGGCGGGGTCGTAGATGGACGCGAGCATGTCGCCTCCGCCTCCGCCCGCAGGCGTGGCCCAGGTGCCGTCACCTCGCCAGAAGGTGCTGGAAGAAGCTCCCGTGCCGCTGTTGAGGTTAGCGACGGGGAGGTTGCCCGTGAGGGTGGAGGTACCGAGGGCCACGGTGAAGCCTGCTCCCGTAGCACCTGCCGTGAGGGTGCCGACCGTATCGATGTCCGTTCCCACCAGCTTGGAGGCGGCGATGGAGCCTGCGAGCATGGCGTTCGTGACCTTGGCAGCACCAATGGTGGTGGCGTTTCCAACGCTCGTCACGTCACCCGTGAGGTTGGCGTTGGTCGTGACCGTGGCCGCGTTGCCTGTGATGGAGCCAACGATGGGGTTGGTGACGGTGAGGTTGACGAGAGTACCCACCGAAGTGAGGCTCGAAACGGTCACACCAGCAGCGAGGGTCGCTCCAGTGAGGGACCCGGCGGCAGCGGGGACGGTGATGTTGGCGGTGCCATCAAAGGCCACGCCGTTGATGTTGCGTGCGGTAGCCAAGGCCGTAGCCAGACCGGCAGTAAGTCCAGCAGCCGTTCCAGTGATGTTCGTACCCACGAGCGCGGAAGGCGTACCGAGGTCAGGCGTCACCAGCGAGGGGGATGTACCGAACACAAGCGCACCAGTTCCCGTCTCGCCAGTGACAGCGGCAGCCAGGTTCGCGCTGGAGGGGGTGGCGAGGAAAGTCGCCACGCCGGTGCCAAGGCCGGTGATGCCTGTGGAGACAGGCAGGCCCGTCGCGTTGGTGAGGACGGCGGCTGAGGGGGTACCAAGCGCAGGCGTAACCAGCGTGGGGCTGGTGGCGCGGACGAGGTTGCCAGTGCCAGTAGCAGCACCGCCTACCTGGTTGGCGATGTTGAGCGCGGCCTCGAACTGGGAAAAGGCGACGTTAAAGTCGTTCCCTGCAGTGAACGGCGACTGGACGAGGTAGAAGAGGTCCGTTGCGTCCGGCGTGACCTTATTCGGGAAGGATGCGACTGGGTTGTCAGCCATAGGGGTTCAAGGTTCAAATGGTGATCTTGCTCGCTCCGTCCGTCTGAAGAACGTAGCCCGCACCCCCGGCCATCTGAAGGAAGAACGGAGTCGGAGGCGGGCCAGCAGCGCCTTGGGGCGGAAGCCCCGGAACGATGGGGAGCATAGGCTAGCTAGGGAAGTTAAGTCGTGCGAACTCTCCATGGAGCTTACGCGCAGCGTCGTCATAGGCCAGCGCTGCTGATCTAGCCGTTAGGTAAGTACCGATATGGCGTTTTCGCCCTTTGGCGGTAATCCGTGCTACCCAGGATGGGGTCCGCGTTGCTCTCTCGTTGAGGTAGACACCTTTGAAAGGCTGTCGGCTGTGCCTACGTTTCTTGCTGTTCATCTGGTTCTGTCCCTTGGTAACTAAGCGAAGGTTGGCTCGGCGGCAGTCCAGGGTATCCCCGTTGATGTGATCCACCATCTTCTTACCCCGGAGAGGGAGGACGAGATGGTGGAGGTAGAGCCGGGTAGTCTTACCCTCCTTACGGATAGCTGTAGCGGCGTAGCCGACCTCGGAATAGCACTTCTTACTGACACGGGCATAGTGCCACTTGAAGTAGGACGCAAGCCCTTGGTCAGCCTCGTCGATGGTCGCTTCCTTGCCTTGGGTGAGCTTAATGGTGGGCATCTTTCAATAAAATGCAGTAATCGTGGTGCCCGCTGTAAGGCCCGTGGACCACACGCGCGTAACAGGTGCCCAGAAGTACTGGCCAGCAGGAAGCGTGAAGGTCTGACCAGCGCCACCGGGCGTGTTCACCTTGAAGGTGCAGGCCGTTCCAGTGGTCGTGTTGGCGACGAGGATGAACTTGGCCGGAATAGGAAGGTCCGCCGTATCGGACGGCGTCACGATGTACGGATTACCGGGGTCGGCGTAGGCAGACATAGTCGTCATGCGTTATCTGGGTTCATTATACTACGTTCTTGACAGGAGCGGCTCGTTGTGGTAAGGTGTTCCGTTAATTATTCCAGAAACACTTATGCTTACTTCAGCCATTATCGGCATTATCGGCGGCACCTTGTTCGCCCTTTGGGACGTTCTTCGAACCAAGGAATAAGTTCCGCAGGAGCGGAATGGCCTGCTCCAGAATCACGCTCTCCTCAGGTGAAAGCTTGTGGAGGGCGTTTGCGATATTGGTTTTGGCGGCGGTGGATTCAAGGGCTTTCTCGGAGAAAGCTCCGATGAGTCCCGTCATCAACGCCTCAGGATCGCTTTTACCGCGCAGCTTTTCCTCGACACCCAGCGCTGCTCCGATGCCAACGGACTTGAGGCCCATGAGCGCCTGACGCTCCTTGATGGACATGGTGCGCTCCAAGGACTTTTCAGCGCTGAGCATGTTGGCGTACCTCGCGTTCAGGTCCTTCACACCGCCTACGGTCTCGTCGATAGCGTCGTTCAGGGCGCGATAGACCTTCACCCGCACTTGGTTCACGTCGTTGTCGAACGCCTGCCCCGTCCAGCGAGTCGCATCACCAATCTCAGTCTTGAGTTTACGAGCGTCCAGAGGCGAAAGCTGGGTGGGCTTTTCACCAGTGGCGATGAGGTTGCCGTCCACAGCCGTAAACTCGCGCGTGAGGCCATCCTTGAGGCTTTGGAGGCGTGTATAGAGGCCCTGCTCTCCGTCCTTCACGGCCTTCGCCATCGCCTCGTCGATGGGCTTCAGCAGGGGCGGAATGTCGATGGCCTTCTTGGCGTTTTCCGGCTTGGAAAGGATGGAGTCGATTTGCCCGCCAACCTCCTGTTTCTTGGCAGCAATATTTTCTAGGAGACTCTGGGCCGTGTTCGCCTTAATGCCCTCTTCTAGGACACCTTTACCTGGATTGCGTCCGAACTCGAACTCCTTGGAAAGGGGCTTGAGCAGACTGTTCACGATGCGCGGCGGCAGCTTCTCCGTGAGGTATTTTGCGACGGGAGCTGCGGCTTCTGCGACCGGGGCAGTGGCTCCTCCAAGGAGTGCCGCTTCCTTGGTCTTTTCAGCATCACCTTCAGTCTGGAGAGCGGTCTTGCCTCCAAACTCGGCAGCGCCAGCCAGTGCCTTGGCACCCACTTTGGCGGCGGTTTGGGCAATCTTCGGAGCGTTCGCGGTCGCCTTCTCAGCCAAGGACGCCGCTTTCCCTTCAGCGCCGACAGGCGTGAACAGTTCTGCCGTCTGCTCCGCTCCGAATCCAACCTTCTGGGCGAGGCCGTGCGGCTCCAGTACCCCTGTCTTTTTAAGGTCTTCACTCGTCGTTGTGCCGCCCGTAGCCTCTCCCAGCGTCTTGCCTCCAAGCGCGTGCGCCAAAGGCTTGGTAGCAGCCTCAAGACCCTTTTCACCGAGGCTGGCGATGCCTGCGACGGTGGACCCGGCACCTTTAAGACCTCCGATTTGGGTGTCCAGAACGGCTTGGTGGCCCTGCTTGAAGAGGCCTGCGGCCTTCTCGAAGAAGGATTGGCTGGGCTTCTCAATCTCCTGCCTCAGGTTGTCGGCTGCTGCCTGGCCCGGATCAGCCGCATTCATATCGCTAAGCAGGCCGCTCTTTTGGGCCGTAGGTTGACCGGTTTTTGTGGCCGGAGCCGCGTTCATGTCATCAAGGAGGCTCATAGTCAAGCGAATTCACCGTAACTGAAGTGGTTCTTGTCGTCCGCGAGGTCGTTCTTCAGGCCGTATTTCCTCAAGTAGGGTTCAGCCTCCTTCCAATTGGTCACGTCTACCGCGAGGCCCTTCTCATGGAAGCTCGTACCGGGCTTGGCGACGCGTGCGCCCTTCTTGCTCAGGTCGTTGTAAAGCTGCGTCTGTCTTTCATTCGTCCGGTAGCCTTCCGCAATGGCCAGGTGCTTGCCCGTCGCTTTGAAGAAGTCGGCATCGGCCTGCTCCAGCTTAGTCGCCATGGTATCGGCCACCTGTACGCTCTTACCTCCGATGGAAACCTTCTCAATCTTTTGAGCGTTGGTGGAGGCGCTCCCCTCAGGGGCTTTTTTTGAGTCGAGGTAGGCTTTGATTTGCGCCTCCGTCTTGCCCGCCTTGATGGCCGCGTCGATGTCGGCTTTTGGGTACCCGACCGTGTCGGCCTGCGTATAGAGGGCCTTGTAGGGCGAGTAGTCCGCGAGGAAGTCTGAGCCGGTGCCGGGCTGCCCCGTAATGTTCTCGACCTTGCGGCTGTACTCGCCGTAAAGGTTGTCGTAGCCGGACTTGGAGGCTTCGTACTTCGAGAGGATGGTCTTCTTAATCTGCTCGCGGGCTTTTTCGGTGAGGAAGGGGCCGTTTGAGAAGACGCGGTTCGCCTTGAAGCCGTACGTCTCGGCCCACGACTGGGCGTAGTTCTGAATCGTGTTGTACTCCTCGCCCTTCACGGCGGAGCTGGGGTCCATGGCTTTGGCGAAGGCATAGATGAGGCCCTGGTCGTCGGCGGGGTTGCCAGATTTGGAGTCCATCGAGTCCACAAACTTCTTGGCGTCAGAAATCTGCGTGAAGTTCTTCACGACGACGTCGTTGCCGAACTTCTCGGCTTCCGCCGTCGCCTGCTGGATGAGGGGCTGGGGGAGGGTATTGCCGATGCCCTCGACCTTGCCACCGTTCGCCAATGAGGTGGCGTCGGAGATGGCCTGCGCCAAGTCGCCGCCATACTTCTGGGGATAGGTACTCACCAGCTTCATGGCGTTATCGAAGATTTGGTTGGGGGTGAGCTGTCCGCCTGACGTGGAAGCGGAAGCGATGTCCTTGGCGAGCTTGGCCTTGTAGGTGGGGGACGCGTGGACTTTATCCGTCATCTGCTGGGCCGTGTCGGTGAAGAGGATGCCTGCATCGGGGAACTGGAGGATGAGGTCATGTGCGAGGTCCTTCATCGGCTTTGAGGCTTCCGTAAGCTGCTTGTTCTTCTCCTGCTCAACCTCGAACTGGAACTTCGCGTCCGCCATCTGCGTATCGTGGTCCTTCTGGGCGGCGTCGATGGCGTCCTTGGCCTTGGTGTAGGTGTCTTCCACCGCCTTCTGGCGGTCCGTTTCCACCTGCTGAATCTTGTCGTACTGGTCGTTCAGGACCTTGTAGTCCTCATCAGCAATGGCCTTCTTAGCTGCCGTAACTGCTTGGCTCATCTGGAGGTTCAGGTTGCCAATCAGCTTCGCGCCTTCGTTCATGGCGGACTTGATGTTCCCCAGCTGGGCGTCGGGGGTGTACATGGAGCGGCCTGACATGATGCCGACCATCTTCACCGAGTTCACATAGTTCTGGTTCTCCTGCATCTGCTCTTGGATGAGGGACTGGAACTGCTGCGTGATGCCGTCGATTTGGGCCTGCTCGGAGGGCGACAGCGGGTAGGTGCCGTTCCGAATCTGGTCCGACTTGGTGAGGAAGTCCTGAAGGGCCGTCTGCTTCTCGGTCAGGATGCGGTTGCTGTCACGGTCAAAGTCGGCTGCGGCCTGCTGCTGTGCGGTCTCCGTTCCGGCTGGTGCCGTACCACCAGGCTGCGTGGGGGCGGTGCCAGCCGTGGGCGGGTTAGGGCCACCAAGCTCCCCAACGCCGCCAGCGCCTCCTTTTGCGAGCGCGAGATCGGCAGGGCTTCGGACAGCACCGGTCTGGGACGCGGCAGGTACGCCACCCTGCATCTTAGCGAGGATAGCCTGACGGTCGGCGGCGTAGTTTCCCTGACCGACCATCTGGGCCATGGTCTGACCCTGCGCGTTGGTGGCGGGACTAATTTGCTGCTGGGTGGGCAGCGTGGACTGTGCCAGCCCGTTACGGGCCGCAGCTTGGGCGGCCATAGCCTGCTGGACCTGGTCTACCTTGGCCGCTTGGGCGTTCACCTGCTTCAAGGCAGGCTTGGCGGTCGAGACGATGGGGGCAGCGAGTGACGTCACCGGGGGTGGTGATGGCGTGATAATCGGCATCTTTTCCAACGTAGGCGAAAAGCTGTTCGCTGCCGCGAGGGAGTTCCGGAAGTTCGTGACGTCAGCGTTCGGCATAGCCTTAGAGGTTCGTCAGGGTGAGGGCGAAGGGGTGGCTGACAGCGAAGCTGCGGAAGGACGAGGCTTGGTCCGTGTAGGCGAAGTTCAGGGTCACGCTACCGCTGGTTCCGGTGGGCATGTTCGTCGTCAGCGTGGCCACGGTGGTGCCGTTGAGCTTAAAGACGATGTTGGTACCGCCCGTCCAGATGATTTCGTAGACGTTGGCGTTGGTGAGCGTAGCGGTAATGGCCGAGCTGCGGTTCTGGTTCGATCCATCGGCACAGCTGGCGTACAGCGTGCCGTCCTGCACCATCCAACCGATGTGGCGAACCACGGTCGTGGCATCCACGAAGGCGGCCGTAAGGTTCGTAGCCACGAAGCCCGCGAACCAGTCTTGCGTGACGGCACTGGAGAAGGTGCCACGGAAGACCAGCTTCAGGTTCGGGTTGTCGTTCCAGTCCAACCCTACGCCCGTAGAAGGCGAGTAGCGGATTTCCTGACCCTGAAGGACGGCGGAACCGCCGGTAGCGGAGGCGGAGAATAGCGTGCTTGTTTGGGCACGGCTAAGCGTTCCCGTGGCCACCACAGCCGTCATGCCGTCGTTCACGTTCCCAAGGAACGTCCGCTGGCTGGCCGTGAGGTCCGAGGTGACTTGGCTGTAGATTGGGTGGACGTGGAGGGTATTTGCGTCGCTGCCGTCCGACAACGTCTCCGCTTCTGCGCCCGTGATGTTGGTGGCGTTGAAGAAGGTCGCGGCCTCGTTAAGCAGCGCCATCGTGCCCGTAAAGGCCACACCACCTAGCTTCCAGAGGGCAGCGGTGGTGTCCGTAATGCCCGTAAAGACCCACGTGGCCGCAAGGTCCAGCCAGCCTTGGGCAATTTTGTTGCTGCTATTGGAACGCGGGATGAGGTTGGCGGTCGGGGTCGTCGAGGCGTCTGTCGCTCCGATGGCGATGGGGTCCGTAGGCGACGTGGGGGCCGTCGTAAGCTTGGTGACGCCCTTGGTGCTGGTTGAGGCGTCCGGTGCGCCCGCAAGAGCAATGGAGTCAGCGTAGACCTTGTTGGCTGCCTGGAAGTTCGTCGTGGGCGTGGGGACGATGGGAGAGACCGTGAAGGTGCTGACGTCGTTCAGGGTGGCGTACTGGGCCTCGAACCCGGCGGTGTTGCTGATGACGAAACGGACGCCGCCCGCGTGGCTCTTGGCCAGGCCCGCAGTCTCGGTGAAGGGTGACAGGAAGAGGACCGTCTTCACGCCGTTCAGGGTGGTGGTCCCGTTGGCGTTGTTGGTGATGCCTGTGAAGCTAATTTGTTCCTCTTGGGTGCCGCTGCCAGGCTCTAGGGTTCCATAGCCCTTTGAACCGAAGAACGACATGTTCATGGCTTCGCCGTCGATGCCCGTGAATGTCGTAAGCGTAATGTCCTGGTCGCCTAGGGTGGCACCAGCGCCGTAGAGGGAAAATGCTTGGAGCTGAGCGGGGAGGCTCATAGGCTATTCGGTTATGTCAGATGGGTTCTCCGTCGTCGCGGCGGCATTAGTACCGAGGGCCAAAAGTTCCCAGACCTGATCCACGCCCTGCGAGCTGAATGAAATCTGCTCCTCGAAGTACGGCGTCCGTGGGTACGTCTTGTAGACGCGGAACTTGGGCAGGAGGGTGTTGGTGCCGCTGAACTGATCGGCGAGGAGGTTAGATCCGCCGAACGGCACCTTGCCGAAGGAGGACTTGCCAAAGCTGGCGTCATCACCCACCGCCGTCACGATGTTGGTGTCGGCCCCGTCGATCGTGAAGTCCGCCGTCGAGCCGTGGACGTCACGCAACATGCTGAGGGTGAGCTTGGTGTTGCTGGTGATGTAGCCCTCGACGTAGCAGGAGTTGGACGACTTCCGCTCATTGCGGAGGCCGTGCGTGTCGAAGGCGAACTGGGCCACGGCCTTGTAGGGGTGGCCGTCGTCGGAGTAGCCGCTGAAGAGCTTGTAGGTGTTGCTGGTGGCCCCGCTGTGGCCATACAGCTCCCCGTCGATGACGGAGAAGCACGAGATGGGCATGGTGAGCGGCGCTTCCCAGTAATGGTTGGCCGTCAGTACCCCCGTCCTATCCACGGCACCGTCATCGGTCATGTTGTAGATGCGGACGATGCCCAGGCTGGGCAGCGAGAAATACAGGTACTTCTTGAAGTAGAACGTGTGCGCGTTCGTGAAGTCCGTATAGGTGTTCATGTCCTCCACGATGGAGAAGCTGAGGTCCGTCGCCTGGGGGTCATTAAGGTAGTTGGCGGCGGTACCAAGGATGTTGACGATGGGTTCGAACGAGACGTAGGCGATGTTGTTCTTGATCTTGGTCGTGAGGCCCTGCGAGCGCGAAGCCTGATGGCTGGTGCTTTTAACGCGGGCCACGTCCATGTCCTCGTGGACGTTGTCCGAGGCCAGCGTGCGGACGACGCGGTACCAGAAGTCCTTGCCTGCGGAAATCCAGACGGCGTCCTGTTCAGGGATGAGGGCCTCAGGCACCGCATCCAACGTCAGGATGGCACCCTCACCGATGAGGCGCGGGGCGCTGAAGGTGTAGTTACGAAAATCATCTGCGTGCGAGACATAGACCTCGCGGTTGTCCGTACCGCCCAAGTACACCTGGTTGCTTTGGACGGTGATGAGCCGCTGTCGGTAGTTAGCCGGGAGGCTGGGGATGGTGTCGTTGGTCTGCACGTTGCCCTCTTGGTGCAGAACCGAGTTGGCAGGCTCGCCCGTGGGGTCCGCTGAAATGCCGTAGAAGGTCTTATCGACGGCAGAGTCGTAGCTGTACAGGTTGCCGTTGATGCGGAGTTGCTGCGAAAAGGTGCCGCCCAAGAGGAAGCCAAGCTCGGCTGCCGTTTTGGTACCCGTGAGGGTAATGGAACGATCCGCGACCGTATCCACGCGCATGGTAGCGCCCGTGCCAGCCCCGCTGGTCGTCGTGGGGTACACGGTAGCGGCGGCATAGCCTGAGCCGCGCGTAAGGAGCGTGACGGTGCGGATGGAATGGGGGGCTACGGTGGTGCCCGTCACGTTCACGGTAAGCCCAGTGCCGGAACCGGTGATGGCCGTGGTGGGCTTCCCCGTACCCGTGCTGTAGCCCGATCCGCCCGTAAGCAGGACTACACCCGTGACGTTTCCCAAGGACACCGACGTCACCTTTCCGGTGGCGTTGGAGTTACCAGTGTTGATGGTGAAGGTGTCGTTTACGGCGTAGCCGCTACCGCTGGCGCTGAAGGTGATGCCCGTGATGATGCCAGTGGTGGTCCCAGTGTCGGTGACGCGGAAGGTCGCGTCGTTACCGCCCCCCGTGAGCGTGATGATGTCGTTGACATGGTAGCCGCTGCCACCATCCGCAGGCGTGACTGGGATCGTGTACGTCATGACCTGACCGAAGGCGTTGGATGTAGAGGCAACGGTGCCGACCCCGCCGCCCCAGATGTAGATGGCGTTGGTGCCGTTCACCCCCAGGAGCAGGCTTTGGAAGGAGGTGGGCCACCAGAAGTCCGCCCAGTTGAAAAGCGAGCTGGTGAGGTTGGTAAACAGGTCCACCCAATAGACCTGCCCCGCCGTAAAGGTGGTGCCGTTGTGGTAGTCCCCCGCGTTGGCTACATAGCGGAACTGCACCTTGCCCTGAGCGCCGTTCTCATCGAAGCCGGAGCGCAGGTGGCGCTCATCGCCCGTGTGCCGCAGCCAGTCATAGGCCGAACGGATGGGAAAGGCTTGGGCCGAGTCGGAACCGCCGCCAAGGTGCGTGTCGCCCACCGTAAGCGTAGCCGTGGCCGTAGACGACGTGGTGATGGCGTTGCCTGCCGCACCAGGCAGGTTGGCGATGATGATGACGTCCTCGGGGTTGTGGCCGGGCAACGCGCCCTGTTCGGCGTGCGCTCCTGTGACCGTGGAGACGTTGATGGCGCTGGCATTGATGGCCGTGACGATGTTGGCGGCCAGCTCGGAGTTGTTCGCCACGCCTGCCACGACGATGTCCGTGCCGAAGGTGAGGCTGATGCCGCTAATCGTAATCGTCTTCCCCACGTCCACGCCGCTTTGGGCAGCGGTGTAGTCCGTGACCGTGAACAGGCCCGTAGCCGACACCTGGCTTAGGGAGCGCTGGCCGTCCAGCGTGTAGCCCTTACGGATGCTGATGCGCTGGAAGGTGTTGGTGAGGACGTTTTGCGAGCCGACGACCATGACGTCAGGCGGCAGCGTCGTCACGTCCTCCCTGTTGCGGTAGCCGGACTTAAAGCCCTGGACGAGGGGGAACTCGCCCGCGTGCCCTGTGGTGTTGGTGGTGCGTTTAGCCATGGTTACACCCTACGGCTCATGAAGCCGGAGTAGTTCCGCTTCTTGAACGGGTAGTAGGCGGCAGTGGTTTTAAGAGCCTGGCTGGGGTACTTGGCCTGGTACTTCTTCACGCCATCGTCGTACGACTTTTGGAAAAACGGCAGGTCCGACTGGAGGCCGTCCACGCCCTGCTTCTGCTGCGAAGCGAGGATCATGACTTGGTCCAAGAAGAGCTGATAGGAGTCGGTGTCCAAGTTCACGATGTCGCTGTCGGAGGTGACGACTTCCTTGAAGGCACCTGTGGTGGCATCTCGGAAGAGGTACTTGGAGTAGTAGGCGACCTCGAAGACCGAGCCGAGGGAGCCTGTGATGTTGTTGATACGTGTAACGCCTGCTGGGGGGTTGGTAAAGGTGAAGCGGAGGTAGTTAACCGCCGCGATGTTCGGGGAACCCGACTGCGAAGCCGAGAGGGTTGCCCAGGGGAAGCCCAGCAGGTTCCAGCCGTAGTGGAAGGCGGTGCCGTCGTAGTTGCTGCTGGCGGAGGCGGACCAGTAATCGGTGGCGCTGGTGCCAATGTGCATGTTCACGCTGGCGCTGGTAGGGACGCCGTCGAACCAGACCCATGCGAACTCCTCGCCGGAAGGCTTCACGGTCGTAAGGTCCACCGGAGCCATCGTCGAGTTCTCGACGTACTGGCCCGTGGTGGCCGTAAATTGCACCGAGGAGCCGGAGGGGTCGACGTAGTACAGGTTGTTATTCGTCACCCCCGTCACCGTCCCGGCCCACGTCCCGTTGGTCGTCACCCCGTTGGCGGCGTTGAGGACGATGCTTAGCAGCTTAGGGACGGCGAGGTTCAGCGTCTTGACACCGCTGTTGAACACGGTCGTCACCAGCACGCCTTGGGCAATATCTGCCTTCGCACGGTCGAAGGTCTTTTCGTCGGTCTGGAGAACGTCGATGAAGTCCTGCCGGTTCACCTGAGGCTTGATGTCAAAGAGGCGGTTGCCTTTGAGGTCAGTGGGAGCCACGTACGAGTACACGCCGGGGTATACAGGGGCAGGCGGCGCTGTACGCATGGTCTCGTTGGGGTCGCAGTCCGCCAGCAGCACGCGGGCGGCGCGATTAAAAAGGCCGTAGATGTTCGTGATCTGGTTCACTGTGGATCCATGCAACGCCGCGCTCATGTCCGCTTTCACCTGAACGATGTTGTAGGCCATTTTGAGGCGGTTATCTCTCCCCCAGAAAAGGTCTTAACCGGGGGAGGGGAAGCGTCCCAAGGAGCTGCGACCTGTGACCCGCGCTATTCGACGGTAGGGCGGTTCACGCTGCCCCAGAGCGTCCTCTGGAGCAAGTGAACGGTCCTACGAGGTTCAACCAGCGGACCCGACGAGGCCGAAGAAGTCGCTGATGAAGTAGCTCTCGCGGTAGTTGCCCTGGTAGTAGTACGTCCGGTTGTTGGAGTACATCCAGTCGCGCAGGGCGGTCGTGACACCCTGACGCACGAGACGCCGGACGGAGTGCATCGGAGAGAGGAGGAACCAGGCCGTGTCGGAACCGCCAGCGGCAGCGCCGAGATACGGCGAGGTCATCACCTCGATACCCAACATCGAACGGTAGACGTTGACCGCGTTGGTCGAAGCGTCGGAGATGAGGACGGAGTCCGTGATCTCGGTGGCCAGCTTGAAGAGTGCCATCGGGACGAGCAGCATCATCTCCGCGCCGACCGCGCCGACGATGACGCCTTCCTGCGACTTCATCTCGCCAAGCTTGACGATGGCGGTGTTGAGCGTCGTGGTCGAAAGACCACCGGTAACAAGGTTCGAGACCGTCGCACCGGAGAGGGTGACGTGCGAAGCGCTGATCGCCGCGACGCCGTCAGCCGTGAGCGTCGTGGTGAAAGCACCACGGAACAGGCCGAAGGCGTTGGTGTCGCGGGTGATGTTCGCCATGATGGCGAAGCGGGCGACGGACTCCTGCCAGACGTCATGCATCTGGTCGTCGAACCAGTCCTTGCTCATGGAAATACCCTGAGCGAAGTCCTGCACGGCGATAGTGTACTTGTTGGCGACACGCGGAGTCGCTTCAGGAATCACGGTCACTTCACCGATGGCCGACCAGAGGCCGGTGCCTGCGCCGACTTCACCGATATACGCGGCGTGAGTGGTGTTCGTGACTTTGAAGAGCTTGCCGTTTTCGGCGGTAGCGGTGCCGGGGAAGTTGCCGCGCTGAGAAAGGTTCTCGTAGAACACTTCGTCCACACAATGTTATCACGAAGGCTCTTTATCCTTCGTTTCCCGTAATTTCTTACGGGGTCAGACTATATCATCAGCCGTACCTCGGCTGTCGCACGCTCGTGGGTGCTTCATCACGGGTCTCGTGGTATGCACCTAGTCGTTGCTCCTTCCAGCTATTCCTAGCTGACTTGGATCAGGATTGCCCTCGCCCATGTTCAGAGGCGGTGGGGGGTTTCCCTGAGTTCATGCGATTTTTTCAGCAGTTTGCGGAAAGTATCCTCGAATTCGTGTTCCCGATGATGAATCTTGATATGGCACTTTCGACACAACGTGATGCCGTTGTTGATGTCGAACAGCTCCTTTTCTTCCGTGATGTAACGCACCGGCTTGATGTGGTTGGCTTCGAGCTTTTCTTTGCTCTTGCACATCATGCAAGCGTATCCGTCGCGGAGTTTCACTGAGAGGCTGAAGATGGACATCTTCTTCGCGTAATGTTCCACCCTGCTTCTAAGGTCATCTCGATTCATCCGTCCTCCTTTCCAGTTCGGGTTTCTCTCGCCAAGGTAACGTCCCATCATCGAATCCGCTTGAGTCCTTTTGACTCCTGCTTTTCGGAGAATGGTGTTGATAGGATGTATACCGACTTTGAGCGATGCGGCGATGTCTTCTACCCGCATACGTTCTTTGACGTAGAGACGAATGGCTTCTAGCTGATCGAAGGAGTCGCGCTTGTAGTACTTGTTTACGATTCCTCTTTTATTCAGCCAGATGCCGATTGTGACGCTGGAGACGCCATATTTGGCCGCCAACGTATTCATGGATACTTCCTTTGTAAGGTACTCCGTTATGACTTTCACCTTGAGTTTGTCAGGGGTCCACATAGACCCCTATTTAATGGCAACCCTAGTGATTGGTCAAACTGCTGGAGCAGGATTTACTCAGTACGGACCACGGCCAGCATGTCTGCTTCGAGAATCATATGCTAGACGTTTAGGCGAGAGGATTAACGCCCGCTCGGAAGCTGAAGGCGACTTTGCCCGGATACAGCGAGATGTCGAGGGGCTGCACGACGCAACCTGAGGTCGCGCCGTCAGTAGCGAGAATGGTGTAGACGCCGCTCGTAAGATCCAGGAGGACGCGAGCGCCGACCAAGGCGTTATATTCCGCAGTGGTGTCCCACGTCGCCGCGACTTTCGGAGCGATCAGGAGGACATCAGAGGGGTTGACGGGATACACATCGACCGTGCCCGCCGCACTGGCGGTGTTGGTGCTGTCACCGGCAGCGATGCCGACGATATAATCGGTTCCGACGACGGGACCGTTCGTAGCGGCGGGCGCAACGACGTTACCCGTGGTGTTGCCGAGAGTGCGGATGACGGGGTCACCAGACTTGATCGTGGTTGCGGAGGCCGCGACCGCGAAGCGCTGGGTTCCCTTCGTACCCGTACCATTGTTGATGGTCAGGAATGTGATGGCGGGAGCTGCCATGTGGGGTTTTTAGTACGGCTCCCTTCTGGCTCAGTACTTACGGGCCGGATTTTTGGCGTTAGACATCTCGATTTCACGCTGTGCGCCGTTCGTCTGCGCGAGACGTTCGGCTTTGGCGATCATCGCGTCCGACATGCCGCGCTTCTCCTTGAGGAAGGCTTTCTGCTCGTCGCTCCAGTAGCCTTTGGGCTTGGGTGCTGGAGATTCAGCCTGTCCTGCACCGCCGGTGGGCGTGGACATTCCTTTCGCGGAGAGGGCGCGGGCCATCTCGGCCATCACCCGGGTCTGCTCAGCCGCGATGGCTGCGTAGTCCGTGGGTTGAGCCTGGGGGGCCGGTTCATTAGGCTTGAGTTCTTCGGAAGACACCTCATCCCTCTTCTTTCCTTTCTTGATGGCGATGATGTCCTTCCTCGCGTTGCGTTCTCCTTCCTCCGCTGAAAGGCGCAGGGCGCGTTCGGCTTCGAGACCGGCTTTGAGTTCCTCCACGGTGGGTTCGCTCTTGGTCTCTTCGCCTGTGGTGGATGCAGCGGTCTCACCCGGTTGAACTGCGTTCGGATCGTCCATGAGAGTTCGTTACACGGGGTAAACCTCCCGCTAGGTCGTCTCAGAAAAAGAGACCGCATCCGGTTCAAGGATGCCGTCTCCGTCCCGCATGGGACCGAAAGGCCGATAACGGTCCCGTTGCGAGAGGGAGACCGCACCCTTGAGGTGTCGTTGGCCTTTCGTACCTAAGTTTTCTTCGGTTGCTGCACTTTCCTGATGGTCTCGGTCCAAGAGGTCATCCAGTCAAGGAGGACCAGCATGGATTTGGCGGACAGGACGTGGTCCCACTCGGTACTCTTCACGATGCCTATGGTGACGGCTTCCTTCCTGGCCGTTTCCGTGAGGATGGGCCAGAGGGTGAAGCGGGCCATGAGGCCTGCCTCGCTCTTCAGCTGTGTCAGCTGGTTATCAGTGATAGGTTCATTCCCGAGATACAGGACATTCTCCTTGACTGACAGGACTTTGGTGATGTCGTAGGCGGTCTGGAGCCAGGGTTGGACATCACGGACGAGCTTTTTCTTTGCCTTCATGCCCGATTATATCACGCTTCTTGAGCGGCTTCCAACGCATCGGCCACGGAGACGAAAGCGACCGAATCCTGCCAAGAGCCTACGGTGGAAGAAAAGACCTTGCTGACCGCCTGGAACTTGTCGTCGGACAGTTGGACGTCCACCATCGTCTCGGGTTGGGCTTTGGACTCCTTCTGGATGACATCGGCTTCCTTGCGGTACTCGTTCGTCTTGAGAGCCAAGATCTTCTGGGTCTCCTCAGGAGTCTTCCCTCCCGCCTCCTTGTCAGCTTCGGCCTTCTTGGTCTCGAACAGGGTCTTCAGCTTGTCTCCAGTCTCCTTGGTCGCCTCCATGAACACTGAGTTGGCTTCCTCGCAGTCTGAGATTGCCTTGAGGATGAGGCGGTTCCCTTCCACGGCGTCGTTTCCTGCTTTCCCTTTCTGTTCGGGAGTGAGGAGGTTCAGCGTATGCGTCATGCCAGCGAGCAAGTCTGCCTTCAGTACGAATTTTTTCATGTTTCTATTCAGCCTTAGTAGTCGGAGCAACTTTCGGCGGTCGTCCTTTTCGCTTAGGAGCCACCACGTCAGGATCGCCAGAAGGAGGAGCGTCAGGAGCAACAGGATTCTCATTGAGGTCTGTCATCGTTTCGACCTTGGCGGAAAGTCTCGCAAGGACCTTGTCGAACTCGTCGTGGAAAGACGTCCCTTTGGGTTCTCCGAGGACGACAGCAATCTTCTCAAGCGTGATAGCTGAGAGGTCTTGATGGGTCGTTCCGTCGGATTCCACCTTCATCTGACCGTTGTACTGAACGGAACGCATCTGACCGGTCTTCGGGATGTGAAAAACTACGCGTAGCTTCTGACGGATCTCCATCGGGAGCATCAGCCATTCCGTGAATGTCAGCTGCGGGAGCGGGGGCATGGGCCTTTCGGTTAGTCATTAGGCAAGTTGAGGCACGCGAGGCTTCGGAGGAGCGTTCGAAGGCATCTGAGAGGCTCCTGGAGGCTGTGGGAGAGCTTGGGAAGTGGCGCTGGGCTGGAGACCGAGAGCTTGAAGCGGGTTCTGACTTTGGGCCTGAACGTACTTGTCAGGATTGCGACTTGCACGTTCGCTGGTCACGAGGACGAAGTCCTTGAACATGCCGTCCAAATCGACGTTCGCTCCTGCCTGTTTGGCTACGATGCCCTTGTCGAAAATCTCCAAGTCCCTTTGGTAACGCACATTCTCGCTCTTAGGCTTCAAGACGTCATCAGACAACATCATCTGGAACTTGAGGTCACGGAACTTCACCGGATCAACGCGGTAGAGCGGAATGGCATCCTTGCCTCCTTGCTCCTCAAGGGTCTTATAACTTTCCTTCATCTTGTCCCCGGACTTGCTCATGTCCTCGAACTTGATGCGCTTCTTGGACTGACCGTGGGGAGCCAGGAAGGTGCGATAAACCAGCGATGTGTTGTCGGTGATCTTGTCAGCGTCAATCGCCGTGAAGTGCTGAAGAACGTCGCCCATGACCAGCTTGGTCAGCTGGGCTGAAGCTGAGAGGAGGGAGTCTCGGAAAGGTCCGATGGCTTCTTCTTTCTGCTGCTCCATCACGCTGATCTGATAAGCGGTGATGTTGCCTGTCTTGTCGGGGCTGAAAGGCTGGACGTTTGCGGTCTGGTCGAGGGACTTCTCGACTTCGTTCAGGGCGAGCATCGACTTTCCGATGTCCGGCGGCTGCATGATCGGTTTCAAGACCGCGTCCTTGTCTCTCAGAGTGGTCGTGAGGCCGGGGATGATGACGTCTGAACCGATGATTTCAGACCCAGTAGCGACTGTCGGGGGAATCGTGGCCAGAACGGCTCCGTCGATGATGAGGGGGTAGAGCGTGTTCAGCACCCTCGCGTCCTGCTTCACGCTGCTGACCAGGGATTTGTCGTAGAGGAAGTTGGTGCGAATCATCTGGTAGCCCCATGCCGCGAAGGGATACAGGCCATCCTCTCTCGGATTGGGAGCGTCCCATTCCCCGATGATGACACCATTCACCATCGTCACCTTACAGCCTCCATAAGACTTGTCCCAGTAGACGATCTCTTCTCCCATCTCTCCCCAAAGATGCGGGTCGTAGACGTAATAGAAACTGGCGTTTGGATCGTTATAGACCAGGTGCATCCCCGGCCTTACCTTGTCCCAGTTCTTCCAGTTAGCGTACTTGGCTTGGAGAGTGTCAAAGGACTGAACCCTGCGCCAGATGAGCCAGCCTTGCTTCTGGATGTCGCGCTCGAAGACGTTTTCGAGGAAAAGCTGGTCAGGGGGAACGACAGTGGTGATGAAACCTGAAGCCGTCTCGTCGAGACGCCAGTCGAACTCCCACTTGCCGTTCACCTTGGCTTTCTTCCTCGGACGATAGACTTCAGAAAACTCCTCATGGACGAAGCACTTCGGATGATAGAGGCTCGCAAGCACCATCCCCAGGAGTTGCTCGGGGGTGAAGTACGTCACCCTGACATACTCCATGAGGGAATTGATGACGTCAGCGGCGTCCTCTTGGAGATTGGAACCTTCGTCGGTGGCGACAAGCTTCAGGAAGCCCAGACGTCCCGCGACATGGCCGGCCATGGACATGACCTTGTTACGCTCGACGGGACGAAGCGCATTACTCCTCCAGTTGTTGGCGACGTCACCTTCAGCCCAAGCTCCGTCTGCGGGCTGATAAGTGTTGAAAGCCATGAGGCTCGCGGTGGATTCATCGACGAGGGAAAGGTCGTTGAACTCCACGCGGGGGCGATACTGGGTCGTGTAGCCGGACGCCATGCACTTCACGATCTTGGCACGAGTGTTCTTCTCGTCTTCGGTGGGCTGGTAGTCAGTCGCTTCCACCTCGGGATAAGCAGTCGTATCTTTCGGGTCCGTATAGCCCAGGGCGTGAGCCACGGCAGCGGTCAGGATGGGGTCGAGAAGCCCTTGGGGGGTTTTGCCTGAGTAATCCATGCGCGTTCGTTATGGCCTTTGGGCAGTAAAAATCCCTACAAGTATACTCCTTTTCCGATGAGGGACAAAATCAGGCTGGTCTTCTGATGCCATAAGGTTTGAACGCGGGACGAGATTGGACGGGAGCGCCTTGTTGCGGCAGGAGATCTAGGTACATCCGCATGATGAACGTATCCAGCAGGTCGGGTGAGCGTCCGAGGCGTTCTTTCATTTCGTCTTTCGGCTCAACGCGCAGCTTGGCGTCCTTGTCAGGGTTCTTGGCGCGCAGCTGAGACAGTTCCTCATGCAGCGAGTCCTTGATGCTGACGTCCACCAGCTTGGCCCGCAGGGCACGCTTCTTCATCTCCTCGGCCAAGGTGAAGGCGCATTGGCTCTTTAGGTTAGCGAAGTTCGCGTCATTGATGGCGCGACTGTTGGCCACGAAGCCCTTCACTCCCGGCAAGTGATCAACGATGCCGCCGCCTACTCCATCCTCGTCTACCACGATGCGCGAGTAAGGAATGCGGTTTTCGGAGGCCATCTTCTTGATTTCCTGTTCTGTCGCTTCCGTGGATTGTTTCTGTCGCACGGTGATGTTCACGGCCTCTCGGCCATCCCATCTGGTAAATACGGTGCGGTCCTGCCCGAAGCGAGCCACGTCCACTATCAGGGCAGGAGAGCCGGTTTGGACCGTATTGCTTTCCAGGTCGGTAATGGCCTCGAATGGAATCAGCGTCGCCGGGTCATCATCATAATCCCAGTTACCGATCATCAGACGTTCTCTTGTGGCTCTATCACTGATGCTCGAAAGCTGCTGACCATAGATGTCAGCCGTGTGGGGATTATCAGAATAGAGCGCTTGGATGAACGCATAGTCAGGCGGCAATTCTCCTGCCTTCCAGGGCTTATAGAATGTCCTGTAAAGAAAGTTTTTTGTGGGGTTGGCTGTAAGACCGATTTTTCCCAAAAGGTTGAATTCTTCGTTCCTGTGGCGTCCCACGCGGGTCTTGAGGACATCGAAGGCCAGGGCTTGTATCTCTCCAGCTTCTTCCACGAAACCGTTGGTGTATTCGAGAGAGCCGAAGCGTTCAAAGAGGGGGTCGGACGGGAGGAAGTCACAGTCCAAGAGGTCTATCTTGCTTCCGTTGTTGAAGACGATGACGTTGTACTTGCCGTCCAGGTGCCAGTCGCCCTGAGGGATTTTGTGGTGAGCACAGACTTTGCTGAAGGTGATGAAGGCCGACTGCATCAGTCGCTTCAATTCTTTCCTGGCGATGAAAGACTTGATGCCAGGATACTGATAGCACTGCGTCAGGCTGATTTCACAGATGCACCAAGTCTTTCCTCCTCCGGCTCCGCCTCCGAAAAGCGGGTAGCGGGTGCGGTCGTCCTGCCAAAGTTGCCAGAACTTATCCTGCTTGATCGTCGGCCTTATCGTTGGAGTCATCGGGGCGAATGTAGTTGAATCCAGTGAGCTTTTCGCCTTGCGTCGTGTGATCGATTTGCTGTTGGTCTGTCCAACCGAAGTTCTTGAGAGCGAAGATGTCGCCGGAGCGACCTTTTTTTCTTAAATCCTGTTCGTAGGCGTTGTGAACCATCAGCTTCGCTCTTTTTATGAGCCGAACTATCTCAGGGTCAACTCCTCGTTCAATTCGCCGCTGACCATGCTTTTCGTAATTCAGCAAAGTGTCGCGATCGCAGTTCAACGCAAGTGCCAAACCGGTGATCGTCCAGTTCTCCTGTTTTTCAGTAGCAAAATATTTATTCATTTCCGCCTCAAGTTCTTTGGGCGAATCAAAGTTGAACGGGTGGCCGACGAGGTTTGCCATATAGGACATTCTATCATGGCAAGCCTTACTCTCCTAGACGCAACAATGTGCGACACTAGCGGTACCACCGGACATCCAGCCATCGGGTTCCCCCTCCATCGCGCCCTCTCCTCCATCCCACCATCCCGGCGTGTGTTTCGCGGCCCCGCTTCATTCCACCCCACCACCCGGAAAAGAAAACCGGAAAGGAAGGAAAACCCCCAGCCCAACCCGTCAGAAAACGAGTTCACTGGATGAAAAGGAAGGAAAGGAGAAAAGAAACACGCCGTATACGGAGCCGATGTCGTCGAGTTTGCGAGTCCGCGATCCAAGAAAGTAACCGGCCACATCAGTTCACGGCTGCGGACTTTCAGCCGGGCTAGTTCATGTTCCTTACCATGATAAGGGTGAAGTTCTGGTAACACAAAATAATTTTGCGACACCAACCATTTGGCTGAATAAAGCAAAAAAGCACCCTTTTTTGTGCTTTGTTGATAATTCGTCCACAGCCTCATCAGTCCGCACTCAAGACCCAGCCGACAAGGAGGCTCCAGCCTGAGCCGGATAGTCCTCTTTAGCAGGGCCATGCTTGTTGTGAGGGCGGGCTGAAAGGGCCGTGTGAGCCTCTGGAGTGGCTTTAGTCAGCTGATAGCGATTTTCACCTCCTGAACGCAATCGGATGACGTGCAGCGTCACCCGAGCGTCGGAACGCGATGTAGGGTCCCTTACTTCCCAGAAGCTGATCCTGCTCACCAGTGCTTGACCGGATGGGCGGGGCGTTGGGCCGGGAGGAGGTTTGGACCATTCAAAAAGATTTGAATCGCTCCGCCCATCTATTCTACCTCATTCAGCATTGTCCGCACAAATGAATCGATGGGCGTCTTCTCGACGGTTTCCTCCTCCCGAACCTCGATTTCCGGACAGTCACAAGTCTCATCCTCGCAGTCACCACCGAAAACTTGGACGTCTCCTCGGGAAAGGGACCAGCAGAGGTCACGGAGGTAGTCGATCTCTTCTTTCATCTGCCTTCGCTCACGGCTCCATCGAAGTCGCAGCTGCTTATCCATGTGAGTTGGGATAAGGATTATCGCTTGTATTATACAGGTTTTTTTATTCTTCCGAAACTGTTTTTGGCCATCTGACGCAAGGGGGAGTAAAGCGTTGATCCGGCTCTTCCCGGATGACCCAAGATTTCATTTTTTCTGCATATTCCCTATTTCTTTCATGCTCAAGTTCGAGAATAGTCCTCTTGAAATAATGGCGTACGCTACGAATCGTTCCGGCGTCGAAGCCCTCAAATGGGAAAAGACCATTCGCTGGAACGGATTTTCTTTTTTCGGTTCACGGGGGCGGAATTATTTTTCGGAGAGGGCCCGGGCGAGGCCCTCCAAAAGGGGAAG